TTGTTCTCCTTAATTTGATTGTCTGTATTTTTCCATAACATTAGGGTATTTGCTTACAAATTGCAATTGCTCTTGATGTAAACGACTAGACCAATGGAATAGTCTATCAATTTCAGATAAAGCATCAAACTTTTCATGCATCTCTTTAATGTAAAATTCTGCATTCCCTAATGACTTCCAATGTGCTGACGTTCTCACAGAGTACCCATTTTCAGCAAGTTTTTGTGCGTTGATATCAGCCTTTTCTTTTTTCTTCATCAGGCTATCAATCTCTTTAAATATAATCTTTAACAATTTCACTTGATAGTTTTGTACTATTTCTTCGGTTGTCACCTCTACACCTCTTTCATAATTACATTCTATCAAATTGCTTTTACTTTGTCAAACATTAACTGTTTTTGACCATAAATAACTTTTCATTTTCCCCTTTGCTGTTTTCTCCACCTTGCAAAGTGCTACGTGCTTTATCAAAAGAATATACAGCTTCAAAGCGTTCGTCAGAAATTGAATAACTTGAAATTATCACGATATTACTTTTGGACATTTCAAACGCCCAATCGTAAAACTCTTGACTATCGAAAGGAGAACTGATATCCTTGTAATACATTCTATTTTTGTTATTGTCGTCAACTCCAAGAGAAAAAATAAAACTGTCATGCTCTATCTTTGTTCCTTTCTCTAGTTTTAATAGCTTATCACGCATTTCTTTATAAACTTCAGGTTTAACTATTCTCTTTTGTTTTTTGCCCTTGTATCCAGCGTGTGTTGTTCCCTC